CTTGCACCAAAAACAACAGGAGAGCCATAAGGAGGTATAATAAAAGGATCAAACTTAGAGAACCCTAGTATACGCTTATAGCCACCTGTAATAGATGGCTCAAAGTTCTTTAAGGTTGCAGCAGAACCAGGCATGTTAATACCTTGTTGAAGAGGGCTTAGGTTTGTAATTAAGCCACCCTTAAACTCTACAGGAAATGATTCTCTATTAGTAGCCATGTATTATAGGACTCTGCTTTGAGAAGCGAATGCGCCGTTAGTGCTACCCGAAGTAACAGTAGAGCGTATGTATTCGTATTTGTTGATGTACAGACTACGCATTTGTTTGATGCCTTCTTCAAAGTTACTCTTCATAAAGTTAGCTTCTTGTGTCTCTCCTCTGAACATGTATGCCGTGTACATTGCACCCTCGACTATGATGTATCTAAACTGCACAGGTAAACTAGGTACGTCTGTAGCAGCAGCTAAGTCTGTTGGTAATGTAAAATAATCAAATGATAACTCATACTGTTTGTCAGGGAAGGGGTACAGTAAAAAGTTATTGTCTAGTGTACGTACAATAAATCTAGGTGCTCCACCTTCTACAAATTGTGTGACTATAGTACCACTGGCGTGAATTGCTGCAGTGGTTGCATTAGCACCCCTAGTACAGCCTGTAAGGTCATTACCTGATATAGCTGTATATGTAACTTGCTCTCCACCTATGTAAACAGTACCACTAGCAGTAAAACCAGTTGTAGATGTCAGAGTTAGTGTTGTTACAGAAATTGAGTGTGAACCATTGAGAGTTGTAGAGTTAATGTCATCTTCTTGATTTATGTATTGTCTGTCTATATATTCGTTGTAAGGAAGTGTATCTAATGTTTGACCTGTAAAACTAATTGCAGCGTCTTTCTTTAGTCTAGCTGTGTTGTAGTCTATATACTTAGCATCAGTTGGTATTGAATAACGTGTTACTCCTGGAACTAATACAGAAGAGTTAGTGTCGTGGTTAAAGGGATACGCAAACTCGTGTTGATTAATGTAACGTATAGCTACATTGATTGAGTCTCTAACCATAGCATACTCACCAACTGCAGAGGTAAAGTTAGTAGCAGTAAGTTCAACCTCGTTAAGCCGTCTGTTTACGTCATTAACTAAGCCTAAATAATCATATGCCATATTATATCCTTAAGGTAAGCTAAAGGGGCTAACAAAAAGCCAGCCCCTAAAGTTGTCTTATTTAAGCAAGCAAGTCACGATCTACTTCTTGAGCAGTCATGTCTCCGACTTCGCTTACGTCCATCAACATAGCAAACACACGGAGTTTACCAGCAGTAAAGGTTGACCCTGAACCTGCAATAGTAAGATCTAGTGTTTCGTCTGCAGGATTGACAAGAACGCCAGCTGGAGCTACGGATGGTGCATAGACAAGATCTGTTGCTCCATCAATATCAAATGCTGCAACATACTCGTTGTTATCTGCAGCGTTACCAAGAATTGCCGTTGCATCAGTGTTTGAATCCATAGTGGCGCTTTCCATAACTTGGAAACCAGCCCATCGAATAACGTTTGAAGCAGGTACTGTTAGTGCTTGGATGATGTCGCCAGATGAGGCGTCAACTGCACTTGCAGTAAGATCGACAGTATTCTCGATCATGTAAGGCTTCCGTGAAGGATTACCTGTCCCACGAGTGGGTGCTAAAAATGTGGTTAAAGTAGCCATAAGTTATTTCCTCCCTTACGCTGCGTTATATTTGGCAGTGACGATTGCTTCAGGACGAAGAATCTTCCTACCGTATAGATGCATACCACGAACAATGTCAGCAAAGCTGTCAGGGTCACGATACGTTTCTGTCTTGTTGATCTGCTCAGCAGTTGCTACAGCAGAATCATGCCCAGCTACAATAACACCGAAGTTGGCGTTTTGGTTTGCTGTACCTGATGTACCTGCGCCAGTACCCACTGCAGGCAAGTTGCTTGAAGTGTATACACGGAAGCCGTGGAAGTTGTTAATGAACAAGCCATTACGCAATCCGCCTGACTCACCGAAGTCGCCATTCATGAAACGTGAATCTTCGTCACGCAGGATTTCCATGAACACTGGGTCTACAACAAGCCAACGACCTTGTGTGTCCACTTGCTGCTGGTCAAGAAGACGAGCCATCCGTGCGACAACCATTGCTGGTGATGCTGTAGCAGTTGGGAGTGATGTAGCACCTGGCATACGTGCTGTCAAGGGAATAGAGTGTGCCCCTGCAGAAGTTGTAGTAATGTTGCCAAAGCTACCTTTGTTTAACTTCATAGAGCTTAACAATTCGTCAGTACCTGCAGTGTCAACAGCGACTGTGCCGTTTACTGTGGTATTAACTGCTGCTGCTACTGCATGTAAAGCTGATTGCTTAAAGCCAGACAAGTAGCCTAAGACTTCTTGGTCATACTGGTCAGAAAGACGATATGCTGCACGATTAGTGGCGAGTTCCATGAAATTAATGTGCGAATGAGCCTCCTCAATATCGTCCATCTTAAAGGCAAAATAGTTAGCCTTATCAACGACTAATGAGAAATCTTCATCATCAAGATCTTGGGCGGTAACTTGAGTACCCCGTGAGTATTCTTTAACAGAAATCTCAGGCTCTTTGATGATTTTTACTGTATCACCCTGTGCAGAAATTTCACCAAAATAGTCTGAATTGGTAATATCGCCACATACGGTGGATTTACGAAATGCAAGCTGTACTTGCTTGGAATAGATGATGGGTGAGAAGTTACCATTTGGTAAGTTTCCGTTACCCGATGCTGTTGAAAAAGCCATAGAATAATCCTCCATAGATGTTTGGCTTATAATTAATAAAGCTTAAACACTGTGTAAGAGGCTGTCTTTTTTAGGGTGCGAGATGTTCTTTAGTTTGCCAACTTCAGAACTTCGGGCCTATACTTGAACAGGTAAGTCTTATCTTAGTAGTTTTTGGCTTGCTTATTTTAACAGTGTAAAGGTAGCTACATAATAGGGCTTTACGCTGTGTAGTTAACATACATAGTTATATCACTTATCTACGTATTGTCAATACCTTTTTAACGTGCTCCCCCAGAAATATCATAAATAAACTTACCACTTCTGATAGAATCCATGATAGAGTCTGCGTTTACCTCGTATTCTTGTGCAGACATACGATTTACCTGAGACTCACGTAGGTGTCCTGCAGGGTTATCATCGTCTGGTTTAGTTGTACGTTTGCTTACAACGGAAGAAGCTGCCTTCTTGCTGTCTTGCTTCTTACCCTTAATGTCCATGCCGTTGTCTACCTTGTAGAGATCAATAACACGAATAACCGATCTAGGGTCATCTTGGTTCTCATACAAAGCATCCTGTACCCACTTAGGTTGTTCGCCAGCCCAATCATGGAATACATCACTTGAACGTAGGTCATCGAAGTCTGAGTGCATAGAGCGTATCTCGTTCTCTGACTTAGTGCGTTCTGCTGTAGCGTTCATCTCATCTAGTTGTTTTAGCCTAGTGTCTGCTTGGTTAAACTTCTCTTGTGCTTTCTTCTCAGCTATAGTCTCAACTATACCTGCAATCTCAGGATGTTTGTTAGCCCAAGCTTCAATGCTCTCATCGCTGGTGGGTGGACGCACTGCACCTGAATTGTTCATCTGCTCCTTCATAGCTTTAATCTCTTCAGACTGCTTATTCAGGTGCTTCCTTAGATCACTGTAGCGTTTCTTGTAAGTCTTCTCTTCGCTGCTTAAGTCTTCTTCTTGTGCTTCAACTTTAGTGTCGGCTTCTTCTTGTTTGGTATTATCTGTATCTTGTACTTTGGCTGACGCAAGTCCCTCGCCATCGGATTCCTGTTTCCCATTGGCTTGTCCTTCTAGTAGCTCATTAAGTTCTGCTTCTTCTTTCTCAATGCGCCGCTTGTTTGCGAGTGAGCCGCCTTTAGGTTGTACGAATCCTGCGTTCTTTGGTGTTTGTACTTGTGCTAGTTCAGCCATATTGTATTTCCTTTATGTGGGGCCAGCGAGTATTGCTGGGTAGCCTTATTGTTTTTATAGGTTATTATAGTCTTACTTCTTCTTAGGTTTTTGTACTAAGCCGCCTTTTTATCTATCAAAAAAACCACCAGACCCAGAGTATCTTTTGGTTTTCTTAGGCTTAGATGGTGTATAATCATACCCACCACCGCCGCCGCCAGAGCCTCCGCCTCCTGTGTTCCCTGTAGTAGGTGTTGTAATGTTAAATCCACCTGATGTAGTTACCACGGAGCCTGCTTTATTTTTGTTTTTAGAACCGTCATAGTTTTGGTTTGTGTTGTTACCACTAGAACCTGCTCCCTGACCACCCACACCTGTAATACCCGTTCCTTGCATGCTACTTGCAGCTTGTTGATTTGCCGCTGCCGCTGCATCAGCAATAGCTTTTTTGGCTGCATCATCAATTTTTACGTCAGCTTCATTAGCAGCAGCTCGAGTATTGTGCTCCACACCATTTTGATCCTTAAACTTAGGATCTTCCGTACTAGTAACTTTTTCTACTGCTGAAACTGTCTGTGTAGGCATTTGATCGCCAGTCTCAGAGAGGTATACTTTGCCTGACCGATTAAAACCAACATAGTAGTACTGTCCTTTACCATCTGCATCATCTCGTAAGACGTATCCTTTAAGTCCTGTGTATGATCCTGCTCTACCGCCAGACATCTCTGGGGACCACCTAACACCTTTACCATCTAGACCCACTACCATACCAGCCTGATTTTTACCAGCTTTAAAACCAATAATCTCACCATTACTGTCTACAGTACCTTCACCCTTATTGTTATAAATAAAACGTCTATGGCTTGATATAGCTTCACTTAATTCTACCCCACTAAGACCTTGTGTCCAACCGTAACCTATGCTACTGTTGACTTCTCTAGCTGCATCTATCTTTTCTTGGTTTCTTTCAGGCAAACTTTTTATATTCTTGTAGTTCTTTTTAAGCCATGCCTCTTGACTTGTGCCTTCAGCTATTTCGCCTAGCATTACACCTGTTGAATACGCTGTATCTAGGATTGTTCTTTGGTCTACAGTAGTATCTTTAAAGTTATTTTTAATAGCATTCTTAGCCCATTCACTAGCCTTAGAAGCTATTTTTTTCTTACCTATCTTCATGCCTGCACCTAATGCTATGCTACCTATGCCGCCTAGTGCCATACTTGCAATACTAGAAATAGCAACTTCTGCAAGGTCTATTCTCATAGTTGTTCCTGGAATTTTAAATCCGCCATTTACACTTTCGTTGTATTCACTCCAATCACTACTATTCCACTGTTCAGGTGGTATGTTCCAGTGTCCTTGAGTTAAATCTGTACCATCAGGTTTCATATTATTTGCA